GAGTTCCAGTGCCGTTATTAACGTCAGGGTTAGCGTTAGGAAAAGATGTTTCATTATCAATTGGTACAAAACCACCTACGTCATCTACTAGATCCGTTATACGAGCATCTATAGCTGCTGTAGTGGCAATCTTATTATCAGCTGCAGTCCAAGTTTCACCTGATTGTATCTCTTCACCACTGCTTAAATTATAAAATCTGGAATCAGCTTCAGTTTCAGTGTAATACCTGTTATCAAGCTGACCTGCATTTAACTCTGTCTCTGTGTAATAACGATTATCTAATTGACCAGCATCTAGCTGTGTTTCTGTATAATACCTATTATCAAGTTGACCAGCGTCTAGCTCTGTCTCCGTATAATACCTACCATCTAGATCCGTAGATCCAACAGCAGTTACGTGACCTTGAGCTGTAACAGTAATATCCTGTAAGACATTACCATTACTATTATTTACTGTGGTATTAGCTCCAGTGACGTTATGGCTGATCGTAACCTGACCACTTGACGCACTCTTAGAAAGATCAGTACCAGCCAGTACATCACCTTCTATAGCTGTATCAACCTTGCTATCTATACGTGCATCAATAGCACCTGATGTAGCAATGGTTGTGTTATTACCTGTCCAAGTTTCACCACTAGCATAGGTATCTGTTGTCTTATCCCAAGTATTGGAATCTACATAAGTTTTATTAGCCCCATCTGTTGATGCAGTTGGTGTTCCAACATTGGTGAGTTTATTATTACCAACATCAAAATCACCTTGCATTGAATCATCACCCAATGCACTTAACGCAAATGTATCAACCTCCTGTACTGTGTATAGGATTTGGTCAAAGTCATTATTCAGATCTTCAGCTTTAATTGCAGACCCAGGATAGAATGTTGCTTTCTTAGCATCGTTATTCGTATCCCTAAATATTAATATGGTGGAGCCATTGGATGGAGCTGTGTTGAATTGAAGTGTTGTGGCTGTAGGTAATGTATATGAAGTTGTGTTTTGGGTTGTACCGTTAATTTTTACTTTAACGTCAGCCGTATTTAAATATGGAAATGTGAATGAATAGGTCGTTGTTGACCCATTACCTGTGTATTGATTTGAGACTACTGCCATTAGTATTCATTGTTGTTTTATATGGGTGATTTATTTAAGTTGGAATTCTTTCTGAAATGCCTTGACTTGTTTACGTAACATATCAGCTCTTTCATATTCTCCAGTTTGACGTGCTATTACTTCAGCGTCTTTCATATCTTTGATCTGTTCTAATCGAACTATTTTTGAGTAATTGGTATTATCCTGTTTTGTTCTAGCCCACGCATGTTCTCTAGCACCATTAAAAATCTTTCTAATTTCTATACCATGAAATGTGTCTTCGGGATTATATTGTTTTCCATTATCCCTATCTCTCTCCATGTTTAGGATGGATTCAGTAATAGCTGGATTTTTAAATAGTTCTTCTAACTCACCCTCTAGATTTGCTTTACCTGTTGGCGTATATTCATGGAAATAACTTTGGAATTTAGATCTTAAATCTGCATGATGTTCTAATGACATACCATCTTTTGGTGTAGTCATAGTCGTTTCTTTTAAGTTCAAACCACTACGTATTAACCATTGTCTGGTAGGTGTGGAAGCTGTGTTGATGTTGAAAGGTAATAAAGCATTGACCATACGTGTTGACCAATCCCAATACCTCACACGTTTACCATCTAATAAATCAATCTTATGTGGTATCAATTCACCATTAGTAATAGCATCAGCCCATAAATTTCTATTACCAATACTTTGAAGTATGCCTGCATTTAATTCTCTCATACCAGGACTTACTACCCTACCTATTTCGTTCCTTAAACTAGATAAAGGTACTTGATTATTAAGTAGGTTAGCTGCTTGTCTAGCTGCACCTGCCTTGAAATCACCTGCAAATAATTCAGATAACTCTTTCAAACCTGTTAAGAATGATTTATTAGTTACGTTCTGAGCTATAAACCAAGCAACCTTACTTAACTGAGAACTAGCCCATTCATCACCCATAACTAACTGTGCATCACCAATATCAGCAATAGCAAAAAGGATTCCAGATATAGGCTCAAAGGCTGTTAAATCAACGTACTTATCACCAACCTTTAATGAACGTGGTTGCCAATTTGTAAGCTGAGTCATAGTATCTCTAACAGCTCTATCAGGTGATCCATTACCAGTTAGGTTTCCTGATAAATATGCTCCACTAGCTAAGGAAACAAATCCATAACCCATAGCAGCTCTACCTTTAGTAACTGATTTAGCTATCTCATGATCAGCTTGGGATTTAATACCATACTTAACCATCACTGGATCATCCCAGTTCTTGGTCATTATATCGCTATGTTCTTTTAGAAACCTATTAAGAATTGGGGTGTACTTAGCTGTCATCTTCAATGAGTTAATACCTGTCCTCATAAACATGAACCAAGGTCTTATGTATGGGAACTTTTCGACAAATTGATCGATAGTTTTAGCCCAATCATCTAGCTCTTGAGTTAGTTTTGCTTCATTAGCATGGAAACTAGCTAATTCATCTTGCAATGTACCATCAGCACTCCAAACTTTAGATTCAAAGTTTGTTTCTGCTTTATTAATAAGTTCAGGTAAATCAGAATCACTTAAAGCTTTTAATTGATCTACTGATTCGAAGACCTCATTAAATGCTAATTGTCTTTGTCTACCTCTACCAATTAACTGAGTAAATCCAGCATCTATAGCTGTTAAAGATCTCGGACCGTAATTAGTAAATCTGTTTTTATTGATATTCCTTAAGACATCTGCAAAGTGAAATGCAGCTTTCTCTCCAAAAGTACCATTACCATCATACCAACTTCGTGTAGCTTCCCACTCAGCATCAGCTTGAGATACTCTTGCACCTCTCCATCCTTCAGGGTTGGTATTATAAGCATCAAAATTAGCTCTGGTAACTTTCCAAGCTTCACCCATAGCAGATCTCATACCTTGCATATTTGCTAAGGCACCTCTCCATACTTTTGGATTATCAGTTAGTAAACCTCCAATAAGCATTGAGGAGGGAGTGAGTACTGTTTGCATACCAGTACCAATAGAAGCTCTAACAATTGTTTTAGGTCCAGACAACAGTGCATTAAACCCCATTGTTGCCATTTCATTTATTATTGCTGGTGAATCTTTAGTACCAAAACCTCCTCCTAGTACTTTCCGTCTAAAGAAAGCATCTAAGTCTTTAAACTTTTGACCATCAGCTCCTCCTCCTACAGCTGTGTAGTGTATGAATTCAGCTAATAGTTCATCATTTGCTTTGGTTTTAATTAGATGTTTAAACTGATCCCAATCTTTTTTAACATTGCTAACAGACTTACCCATTGCTTCTCTATACTCTTCTACTCCGCCGTATTGACGTAGATCCCAAGAGCTAGTAGCTGATGCTTCTTTTCTCCAAGTTGCTATAAGTTTATACCGTTCAAAGATATTATCTAAGAGTGAACCTGGTGCTTTAAGATCAACTTCTTCTATAATAGTTGTACCTGATCTTGCAAGATCTCTAGCCTCAGATAATAACTGACCCAGAACTACATCAGCTGCTCTTACTTGCATATGGTTTAGAGTTAGAGCTGTGGTCTTTTTATCAATCGGTGTACTTTTAAGTTTATTTAGTTCACCTCCAAAGCTATTCTTAACCCAACTTGCAAGTGCCTTTGGTTCTATTTCAACTAATCTAGTATGACCAGTATCACTAATAAACCTTTGTAAGTTTTCAGCTATTTCCAATAAATCCTCTCTAGTAGCTTTATTCTCAAAAGCCAAATAGGAAGGAATATCACCAAGAGCTTTAGCAACAGCTAATACTTCACTATGGACTGAACCAGGATTAGATACATTTAATCTTCTTATCTGTGCCTCTGTGATCATCCCTTTAGGAGACCCATCTTTCTGATTAATATCATTCCTGATAATATATTGGTCTCTAACACCTTCTACTGGATTGGTAGATACAGTAGATAAAGCAGGGTTATCAGTTACATCACCACCTTTATAGTAAGCAGGATTCTCTCTCGGATGTCCATTAGCTAAGTCAAATTCTAGTTGTTGTTCTGCTAACTCTAGTTGTGCTTTACCTTGTTTACGGCTAACTATACTTAGATCACGATTAGGACCAAAGTCTATTGAATTCTCATTTGCAAATTCAGCAATGTATTGATCTCTCTCTGCCTTTGATAACCTTTTCCAATATCTTGGTTTCTTCCCAGTAAGTCTAGCATTTTCAGTTTCAGCTAGGAATTGAGCCCTGGCACCTTTTTCAAGCTCTATAGCTTTATTAAGGTTATCTATCTGAGCACTCTTAGCAACAGCTTCCATACCCTTATCAGGGTTAAGATCAAGCTTTTTAGCTTCCTTTATTGCCTTTGCTGATCTAGCTCTTAAACCCCATCCTCCAGCTTCTAGAAACGTTCCAATAACACCACCAACCATTGCACCTTCTCCAACGTTATATAACATTCTCTGAGCAGGTGACATAAACTCTGTAGTAGCTAATGGACTTAAATACTTAGCCCATCCTGGTCTCATTTCAAGCACTGCTGCTGCTAAGTTACCTTCTTGTGATTGATTACTGATAGCATCATACGTAGCTCCAGTAGCTGCATCAACAGCTAACCTTCCAGCCATTGTTGTCTTACCAGCTTTAGTTAGTGCAGATAAACCTTTAGCAGCTGGTGCAATTTTAGTTAAACCTTTTACACCCCAGTTTAAGGCTCCGCCTGTAGTTGCCATACCAGCGGCAAACTCAGTTAAATGTCTTACAGGTTTACCCCATTGGGTTCGCATTACTGGTTGATAATCTAATAGCCAAGGAGCTTCATATTTATATGGATCATCAGGATTAGTAGGTTTATAGAAATCCTTATCAAAGAACTTAGGTATAGAACCGATACTATTTATCATATCAACTACACCACCCACCACAGCACGTCTACCTTCCCCTGAATGAGGTGGTTCCTCTATAGGTTTTGGCTTATTACTGTAATATACCTCAGCTTTTTTCTGATCACTTTCTTCCATGGCAGCTTCCTTCCGTTCTGTTAGAACTTGCTGTTTATCCTGCCACTCTTTATCCATCTCTTCCTGAGACTTTAAATCATAATTTATTGGATCCATTTACATACCTCTTGCTTTTGGTATTAGACTATTTCTCACAACTTCATCTCTTAATAGCAGAAGGTTGATATTTTTATTCTTTAAGTTCTCCTTAAGGATTTCTAACTTCTTAGCTATCTCTATCTCTTCTTGAGAATTCATAACCTGATCTGGACCTTTAACTTGTACCCATTCTTGACCTACACCTGGTATGACAGTTCTAACGTTAATACCATCTTCTACTAGGAATTTACCAGTTTTATTCAACAACATTATTTGAGCTATACGTTTTTGAACAGACTCGTCAAACACTTCTTCCATACCTACATAACCTTTTTCAAGCATTGAGTTGAGATCTTGTGAATCAATACTGTATGGACCTACTTTCAAGATTCGACTTTTATTCATATTGTTTAGAACCTCAGCTGCTAGCTGTTCAGAAAATGGTTTACCGAAGGTTTCAGTTGCTGTAACTGTCTTACCATCAATTGTGTATGCATCGTGTCCTCCATTCTCTTCATCGTATGAAACTATAGCTTTATCTTTAATTAGATTTAAAGCTGGATCCATAGCATTAAACTCTGGATTCATTAACTCAGTAGTTCGTGTTAAAGCTCTGACAGTCTTTGCCATTGATGGTTTAGTAGTTAGCCATTGTAAGAATTGTGGACTTACGTAGTCATAACTTTTACCTACACCCATAGGTGTTATCTCATCCTTACCATTAGCTCTAAGTATCTCATTCATTATTTGATAGGGATGTCTATTGGGATACTGAGAGTTTATTGATTTTATAAATGGTGGTATTCCATCTCTATTTGTATTTTGGATAGCTGCTAAGTCCTCATCTTCAAAGACTCCTGGTATTGATATGAATGCTTTGTTCTTTTTAATTTTTTTTATATATTTTGAACCTTTACCTACCTCTGGTTTCTTACCCATATATAACCATTTTTTACCATCTTTCTCCCAATTACCATCTCCATTCTCAATTTCTAGAGCCAGGATTTTAGATTCCGCTATTGCAGCTTTTCCAGGGTCGTCGTATTGTCTACTTCTTATACCATAAAGTATTCGTTTCCTTAAAGTCTCCTCAGCAAGAGCCACCATAGTTTTTTGCTCATAGGATTGATCCTCGGGTGCTACTATTCTTTTTCCTTCTGTTACTATCTTCTGTCCAATACTTTTTACCAAATCCTTAACGTATTGATCGTTTAGTATAGGTATATATTTTTCCCACTCCTTAGCTACTTGTCCATCATAACGAAGTTCCGTTAGATGAGCTGCTGTTAGATTGTCTTGAGAATATAAAGTCATGAAAGACTGCTCAGTATAGTCCTTATTTATTTGAGCATCAGATAAGGCTTCGTATGTCTGTATATGATCTACTTTATTAGGGTCTATACCATTGTTTACTAGAAATTTTCTCGCCTCTTGAATCTCGCTTGGGCTTAACCTACCATCTGGTTTAGATCGTCTAACTTGTTCTAGTTCCAAATAGTTTTGAGCTTTGAACCCTTTCTTCCTTTCTTCTGAAGCTTGCTTTCCAAGTTTCGACCTTTGATACAAAGCAGCCTGAACAGGTTGAAAATCCTTACCCCATTGTTGTCTTATCGATACTAGTTTACCAGCAACTTCTACTTGTCCTTCTAAGATTGCATCAAGTTGATCTTGTCCTAATCTTCCATCTAGTGCCATCTTTGCTAAAAAACCGACAGCTTTATGTCTAAGTTGACCTTTCTTAATTGGATCACCACCTGCATTGATGTTGATCCAATCCATAACTCGGTTTCCTAGAGGTTGGTTACCTTTAAAACCACCTTGAAAGTTAAGATCAGATTCAAAACTAGATTGTTGATTATTATATTGATTTGTCTCGTAGGCACCTCTATCCTTTTCTCTTACAAGTTCTCTCTGTTCTTCATTGAATACATTAATATGTGCACCTGCATGTTCCCGTATAAATTCTACTGGTAGATAACCTCCATATCTACCCATAAATTGACTTTCAAAATTAGTCGCGTGTGCATTATATTCTTTAAAGTTTACCTTGTCTCCTTTAAGGTACTTATCGAAAGGTGTTAAACCATCCTGACCAGCAACATGCATAGCTTTATGATATTCATGTTGATAAGTGGTGGTACCTATCCTATGTGCTAATCCAACCTTAAATCCATATAATCTTCTACCACTTAAATTTCCAAGCTGTTCAAGAATTTCTGGTGAGACTTTACCTTCAAGGTTCTGTAATAATGTAGCGTTTAATTTCTTTTCACTGTCGTCAAGTAATTGTTTTATTCCTGCATTTTTTGCCTGTTCAAGTAAACCTGGAACACGACTTTCTAATGTCTTACCTACATTGTGTAATTCTTTAGTCTGAGCCGTATAAGCTTTTAAACCTACTTCGAATGTCTTAGGTATAAGCTCTTTTAATTCGTTTAGTGGTTCTTGCCTAGCTAACTCAGCTTTATACTTAAGCTTTAGATTCTCTTCTTCTAGCCTAAGATCATTATCAAGAGACTGTTTAACAGCTTTTGCATGTTGTGAAGCTAATTCAAAATTACCTCTTCTATTTTCTAGTTCTTTGTAATTTTTCTCTTTTAAACCTTGAAGGTAATCCCTTCTGATCTGCATCTCACTATCGTGAACTCGTTGCATACCTCGTAAGGTACGCTGAGTTTCTCTTTCGATTTGATTAACAAAGGTGGGATATTTAATTGGGTTAAAACCTTTTCGTTGACCTTGGCCACGAAAACTAAGACTCTTCATTTTTAGTTATTTGTTTTTATTTATAAGCTCATAAGAGTAGTACCAATACCTACAGCCCAGCCGATAGGTCCAGCAGCTGTTGTAGCCATACCTGCAGCTTGTAAGCCCGTTGCTGCAGTTGCATAAGCTCCTAAACCTGCTGTAGCTCCTCCTAATGCTGCATTAGCCATCCTTGCCGCTGAGCTTGATCCAGTTGGTACAGCTCCTTTAACTGGCTCTGGAGGTGGTTCTGGTGCTAGTGGATCTTGATACTCAATTATTGGTGGAAGGTTATCAGCTGGGTTTAGCAGGTCAGGTTGTTTTACTGGGTCAAGGAAGCGGCTTGCTTCAGCTTGTAAATCAGCACCTAACTTACCTAAGACAATATCCTTTTGATTAGCTACTGACTCTGATGTAGCACTTTCAAGCATCTCTTTAATCATTGTTTGATTAGATCTAAATCTTGCACCTGTGTTATCTAGATCCCAATCAGCTCTTTGTAGATCTAAGGCTGATTTGATTTGAGATGTTCTCATGTTTCTATTTAGCTCTTGGAAATCAAGGTTTGTATTTTCCAAAAGATTTAACATGTCTACTCTTATCGCCTCTAAATCTAATTCTCCTTTCTGTCCTGTTAAGGATAAGCCTCTATTGACTTCTTTAAATTCTCTATCAGTTGTAGCTAAGTTATCTAATGTTTTTAAATCAATCTTATCACTTTCGATAACTGATCGCGCTTCTTGACCTAATGCTCCAACTTTAGTTTGCCTTGCTTGTACATCTGCAGTTGCCTTACCTCTCATTAATGTTTCAACTAGATAGGCATTCTGTCTACCAACCTCAGCTAATATATTTTGTATTGCTTTAGCTTGAGATCTTCCTGTTTGACCTAGTTGTGCTTTACCTGCAGCTTGTAATGCTTTGATATTTGATTCAGTTGTATCGAATGCTGCTTTAGCTTTTTGATCATCAATCTGACGAGTGAGCATATCATTCTCAAAATCTGCTCTCGTTTTAGATTCAAATATATCAATACCTAATTTGTACTGATCAAACTTACTTTGTGCTTCTTGTGCTCTTAAGTTTTGAGATAATGCATCCTTTGTATAACCAGCTTTACCAGCTGCATCAACCATCCCAAGCTGGGTATTAGCTGTTTTAAATTTAGATTGAACAGCTTCTTGTTTTACATTGGTTAGCTTTTTAGCTTTCTGACCTTCTATACCACCTTCTACATCTTTTAAACCAAGCTGTAAAGCTGCTTTCTGATAACCAGTAGCACCTGTTGCTTCATAGAGATCTTGTATTAGTGATGCGTTATTGAAAGCTGCTTGAAGAAACTCTTCATCTAGGACTCTACGTTCTCTTTCCAGAGCGTATTCCATCCCAGTTTGATTAAGAGACTTTTGGGTGTTTACCTCTGTATTACGTTTAGCTACTAACTCTTGTTCACGTTTGAATTCATAATCAGCAACTTTTAAACCATATACATAATTCTTATTTGCAGTCTCAATTGCATAGTCTCTTTCTGCCTTTGAATTAGCTCTTTGCTTTTCAACTGTTTCTTTTTGGAAGTCATATAGCTTCCATTGCTGACCTTGGCCTGGTCTCCAATCTCCTTCAACGTGGCCAGACCCGACGTGTGCCTCATAATCCGTAATACCAGATTCTTCACTACTTACACCTGGTCTATTCCATTGCCAGTAGTAATCCTGTAAGTTCGAGTTAAATTGATGATCTACTTGCTCTCTTTGATAATCTAGAGATCTTTCACTATCTGATTTACCGAATAACCCCATTTAATTCCTCCTATAAAATCTTGGTGAGTAATATCCCTCCCACATCATTGATGTAATAGACACAGGGAATGGTGTGTCACTTGAAACTTTTAAAGTAAAGTTATCTGTTTTTTGGTGTATTGGTACCATGACTACTGATTGGTCATCAAGTGGTACATCATTAGCTAAGTTAAAGTTTGCAAGTATTACTGGGTGTACATCAATATAATCAGCAGTACCAAATCTCTTAAGTTTAAATCCTACTAAACCACTTAAACCTGTACTAAATTTCATTCTAGCAACTGTTAATGATGCACTGAAATCAGATCTAGTACCCTCCTCATCTAATCGATAATAGGTTTTAGGCAAGGTAATATCTAATGTATATTTAAAGCCAACAATAACTCGACTAGCAATACTACTAAAATCTTTATTTGGTACTTTAAAATATGTACCTGTCCCATCTGTAGCTACGGTTGGAGTAGTAGTAAAACCACTTTCAACAAAGGTAGGGTTATCTATATCAGATGCTGAACTTGCAATAACAACAACAGGCTCTAAACCAGTTACATTATTAAAAGGTATATAACATTTACTATATGGATTAACAGGATCTGTTTGCTCATAAGCTACTGAACTTGCAGCTGCATATAAATCAACACAAGGATTCATCTTCTGACCATCAGAGTTAACAAGTATCTGTTCCTCTGGTGTTTGGTTAATACTTGCAGACAGTAAAGTGTATTGACCACCTTGCATAGTTACAGCATAGAAAGAATCACTATCTATAGCTATTGACTGTACGTTTCCTGGTAGTTCCCATCTAAACCATGATTGCATGATCTCTCTTTGACCATCACTGAAAGTTCTATAAAAATATACGTCTTTCTTTGTTGGTCCATGCATCGCTACAAAAGAGTTCTGAGGTGATGCAATGAGTTCAGTTACTGAAGATGGAATCCATTCAGATACTATTCTTCCAATGTCTAATACAGTTGGGTTCATCTCTTGACCAGCTGTTCTCATTTGGAATATACGAGAATAACTAGGAGTCTTACTAATGAAGATAATGTTCGTACCGTTATCTACAGGATCAATATCTATATCCATCTCATAGTTTGAGATACCACGAATAATAGTTGAGGTAGGTGTCAGTATTCCATTAGGTGCATACATCATGAACTGCTGATTTCTACTGAATAGGACTAAACCCTGTGCAGTTGGTATTACACCTGTTAGAACTGTTGGTCTAATACTTGATGTGTTTAGATCAACTGGGTCACTAGCAATCTGTGTTAAAGCAGATACATGATAGAAGTTATAAAACTCGTTTGCTTGACTCATAGATACATTATCTTTAGTCAAGAATCCAAGACGACTTGAATGGAAGAAGGCTTGTTGTATCTTCTGTCCTACAAATGTAGGGTGACTATTTGTTGTATCGTCTCCTACTAATCTTTGTGTCCAAGATATAGGTTTAAAAGTGAAAGTATTAGCAGCTGTATTAACTAATTCATGTGGCATTGTACTAGCTGTTAGACCAGGTGACACATCAGGAGCTATATACTCCTCCCAATAACCAGATCCACTTACACCATCATCAGCTATAAATCTTGAGTAATAGGTATCTTGTGCTGAGTTAGCAGTGTTGAATACTTTAACAACTCTATTATGTAATGATCTATCAGGCAGTGTAGTTACGTTAGCAACTTGATTCTGATAAGTTACTAGTCGATCATTATCAGCACCACCTTTACCAGATAGTGTGAAAGCTACAGTACTAGATATTTCTAATGATGTATCTAATCTTGTAACAGTTAGATTATCAAAATCACCTGTCCATCCATCTATATCACTTTTAAGATCTGTAAGTATAGTATCTATATCAGCAGAGTCTGGTGTTGTATAAGTAGCTATTTGAGTTGTACTACCTATTTTAATAGAAACTGAATATGTTGTTTGAGGTGTGACTGCTTTAATCTTAACTGTTCCAACTTTATTAGCAGTGAATGATGGTGCTGCTTGAGTTGTAACGGTAATACTTTTATTAGTAATTATTGTTGTATCTTGTACCGTTAAGACATCATAATCAGTTGCCTTAGTACCTGTTAAATAGTCTGTATTACTTGAACCAGAATAAGTAATAGTAGCTGCTACTCCACTGGTAGCATTCCATATATAAACAGCTGTACCTTTAATACAACCTATATACTTTTCATCTCCATCTCTATGGATGTAGAACCATTTAGCATTAGCATAGATATTCTCATTACCTAGATCCTTTAAGAATTTAAAACCAGGTCTTTTAGTTAAACCAAACGTAGGGTCTGGATATGCATTAACACAATCTACAAGTTGACCTGGTAACTTCTTATCATCTGGTTGTCTAGATACTCCACCTAAATAGCTCTGTACTCTTTGTGATACATTTGGCATTATCTTTGAAGGGCTTTGTAAGGTTCATAACTGTTATAGAAATTCCCACCTGCGGGGTGACCAAAGAATGAAAAGCTACCTTGGTTGCATTCATACTCAAGAGCTTGTGCTCTGCAGTAGATTTCTTTTTCTTTACACATTTCATATAGTGCTTGGTCTCCAACAATACGGCTAACAGCAAAGCAGGAAGCTCTTGAAGTTATATAGTCTTGAATCGGTCTTGGTATATCTACCCAATCAAAGAACCAAACTACATCACATTTAACTTCCTCTTTAAATATATCTGAATGAGCCATACGGTCATATAGTTTTCCATTTCTTCTTACTACATCTTTATCTCTGTAGTCTCCATTATCAGCCAAGTCTATTTGTATAATATTGCTAGGTATAACAATTTCATTATTAACATCAGGAGTGAATGGATAGCCATACTCTTTATTGAAAGTCCATCCTTCAGCCTGTACTTCTCTATTTACTTGTAGTAGAGCTTCGTATGCAATCGCAACGTCTGGGTTGGTTTGATCGAGTGTTGTAACAGGAGCTTGACCGACTGACGCTAATATTTGATTTACCGCTGGTAGCTCTGTAGCAGCGTTAGTGGTTGGGATAGGCATAATTATATATAAAAAAAAGGGAGCCATAAAGACTCCCATTAAACTTAGAATGCAGAAGGAGCTGAAGCACCTACATACAATTCAACAGCAGCAGCTGGATTAACATAAT